AGTAGATGATCCGTTGTACTCAGGCTGATCGGCCCCGGATATCGTTGGGGTAATGCCGCTTGCCAAGCCATGGCCGGACGCTGTAATCGCGGTTGCCGTTGTACCGACGCGGGTTAATGAGCTGATTGAAACAGAAATATTTGCAAGATTCGCGCTGGCCAGTGTGCTCAGAACGATGTCTCCGGCAGAGCGAAACTCAGTCCCTGCCGGCACATTTGTCGCGACCGCCCCCGATACCGTGATGTCGCCATCCGCTGCCGTTGCAGGCAGCCGGCTCAGTCCATCGTAATCGGCCCAGCGTTCTAAAAACTCATCGGTAGCGGTTTGTGGAAACAGCTGTTCCTGAAGCTGTTCGATCACTTGATACAACTCGAATTCCCGGGCCGATGCACTGTCCACGAAAGCGCCAATAAACGTGCCCCTGATGGTCGGATCCACGTCAGGCAACGCGGCACGCACGTCGGCCCGGTTGCGGTCAGCTATTTGCTGCAAGGTTGGATAGATTATTGACATTAACTTGAAAAGCCTGAATCAACAATCAACTGAGAGGGCGTACTCGAAACCAGCGAGAGGGCGGCTGTGATATCGAGCCAGGTTGTATCGAGCGGTTGAGTTTGTGTTGTCATCGTGAAACCCTTTCTAAGGACTGATATAAACCGTCTGGTTCATGCGGATGGGGCATTGCTGGTCGTTTCCGACTCTTCAAGCACTGCCCACGTGGTCTGGAGTTTCTATCGGTTCTGTCCAGGCACTTGTTATAGTTTGCACTATATTTTCAGTATCTGTATAGGAGACTTCTGCTGATACTAGGTGATCATGAAATATCCCCGGATTTCTAAATGCCTCCCCCGGAGTAAGGTAAAGCCAATCCTCTGTCGCACCAACTACTTCGGTCGACAAGGTCAAGATGTCGAGTGTATGGAACCATCGGTAAGCAAAACTACCTTCGACGGGACTGTCAGCGCCATATAACGTAGCTTCCAACCTCCCGCCATCCACCCTCGACCCGGTGATTGTTACGATGCCTTTTGTGTTAATTTCAGTATTTGCGCCCACCACTCTTATTTGTTGAGAAGTATTCGTTCTTAATTCGCCTTCATTGTTCCTATACATAATATGCAGAACAATATTATTATCGACTTCATCCGGGCCGAGGATGTAGGACAACTCCGTTCCAACTATGCTATAATAGACCCCAGGCGAAATTGTTTTAATTAATAACCACTGGTAACCTACCACGTCAAATTCGCTGTTCACTACTGCAAACAACTCCTGACCCTGTATAGGCAATCCTGCCACCGTTACGTTGGCAGTACCTTGTAGAAAGTCGAAGAGTTCGATCTCCCCATCTTCTTCCACTTCGATTTCGATCCCCTCCTCTTCCTCTTCCTCTTCCTCAGGCTCAAATTCCTCAGGCATTTCTTCATGCTCGGTAAACCCCGGCATTAAAGCTGGCATGAGATCGTCCATTACCATGCCAAGCCTTTCCTCTGGCTTATAAAACCCGGCATTGCTGCTCGTTTCCGACTCTTTAACAACATCCCATTGATCCATTTTATAGCCGTTGGCAGCCTCAAACGGTAAGCCATACATCGCATCAATAGCGGCCAACGAATCTTTCGCATCGTCTTCATTGTTCCAAACTAAAAATGGCATGACGTTTCCATCCTCTTGATTGTAAGCATTATTCTCTCAATATATCACCGAATTTACCTGCTGCTAAAAACAGTGCATTGGAAGTATCCGTTTTATCGAGGTCTTAATATGTCGCCAAACATCCCTGCTGCCAAAAACTCTGCGTCACTGGCAATTGTTAAATCTGTCGTTCCTCTCTTGACTATCAGCCAAGCACGAAATCCTGTGTTTAAAAGGGGGTTTTTAATAAAACTTTCCGTATTAATGGCCGCCTTTGCATCAGCCAAGTTCCCATACACTGTCTGTCCATAATGAAGTACAGTTAAATCAATGAGTGGGAAAAACCAAATACGCTGTATCGTAAATTGATTACTTGTTACTAACTTTAGAGTCCCAGTACCATCATCCCATTGCTCCGGATCAATGCTCGATATAAAAGACCCGTTAATAAAATCACCACCCCCGTCCTGATAGGTGTAGAAAAAGAACGGAACAGGAGATTGCAAAATGTCTGTTGTGATGTTGGGTGTCTTCTTGGAATTCTGATAATTTACTCCAACAAAAAATGTAGCCCCTGATGACTTATCTATTGTTAGCAGTGTACCATTAGCACTGTAAACGTTGCCCCCTCTAACGTTAATCTGACCAATAGAATCAGCCAGGTCAACTAATGTTTGTCTTTCATCAAGCACATGACTGTACATACCCCCTATACTGTCAATCTGACCTATACCAGGATGTATTGCTGGAGCCAAGACAACAAAATCTCTTCGCTCCTCAGCAGTAAATTCTTGCGATCTCTTAACAACAGTAGCCATACCCAATGACAAATCCAGGCCAAAGAACGTTGCAGTATTGTTGACTAAATCAAGGGCACTCTCTGCAAGGATGGTAGACCATGATACTTTTACCCTAACTGGATTTAGTGGGTCAGTGAAATTATCGACATACACCCCCTCCCCAGCAGCAATATCAACCTTGGTATTGTCCCCACCATTGATCGTAATCTCTCCACCTGTAATTAAACCAGTAGAAAACCGTGTGTCCACATTATCCGTAGTCACAACATAATCACGCATATCTTGCGGGTCGATAGACCCTGGAAGTTGCCCGTCGGCAAAGATGTCTAAAAGTTCTGCTTTGGTGCGCTCTGTATCTGCCACAACTATTTCCTTTTTTAACTAAAATCTGTTGAAAAATCTTCACTAAAGGCAATAGGAAAAATTATATCTAAATCCCATTTATCAGCTAAATAAGATTCAACTTCCTCAACTTCTGAGATAGATAGGGCGCGATCGTAGATTATCAATTCTCCCAAATCCATCTCAAGAAAATCGTCTAGTACACCCGCCCTAATAATCGCGCCAATAACAAAATCATCCAAATCGTCAAGCGCTCGAACTAGCAAAATTGAACTTGTTTGCTGTCCGTTAAGCCGTGTTACAAGATCTCCCCCAGAAACAATAGTCATATTTACAAGAACATCTCTATCTTCTGTGCGAGACTCAATAAGGGTAAAAACATTGTAATTCTTTACCGCAAGCAAATCTCCAGTGTCAGGAATAGTGAAAATAAAACAGAAGGCTTCGGTATCATTATTAGCGGAACCCGAAGCGCCATTTGCATCCCAAGATAAAACACAATCACTTGAATTCGATGGCGCGAGATGCGCCACAAAAAAGATTGTGCGATCCCCAAATGGGATAGTTACAGTTCCAGCAGCTCCGTTTAAATAGTCATTAATCCCATCAAAGGCTATAGTGTTTAAGCCATTAATTGTGTTAATGCCTGTTGTTGGTTGCGACACTCCTATTAATTGTTGAGCATCATTCCCTTCAAGACTTTTATCTTGCCACTCAGAAACAAAACCACCTGATTCTATAATTGTGCTAGTGTCTGCCGCGTCCAACCAAAGATTCAATCCGGGAAGGATGGTAGGAAAAAATGTATTTATGCGCCATCTATTAGCTAAATAATTTTCTACCTGATTTCTATCAAAGTCTGAAAGAACCTGGCTGTACGCAATAATCTCGGCTATGTACCCGTTAAAATATCTAGTATCTGTTTGAATTGAACCTATCGTAATACGATTCGCCGCAGTCCTTTGAGACGTTGCCGCGTTGCCAGTAACGGGAGCAGATCCATTAACATATAGTTTTATGTCGCCACTTGAAGCCTCGCGGGTAAAAACGCCAACATAATTTGTATCAATGCCTACTGTCTGTTTAACAATCGTTGTATCAGGAGCACCAATACCGGCCAGCAAGTCTGCATCGGAACCCACAGAAAGACCAAAATCTCCCGTAGAACCACCGACTTCCATATCGAACAACCCGTCTCCAAAATACCACTGATTAGAACCTCCCCCTGCTACTAAGGGCCTGTAGACAACAATAATGGTCCAGTCAGTATCAACGACCCTTGGCACGATTAGTTGGTCGTTAACCCCATCAAAAGCGATAACATTTTTACCATTAATTGTATTCACCCCTGTTACGGGTTGCGATACCCCTGTCGTTTGCAGAGCGTGATTCCCCTGCTTGCTCCTGTCTTTCCATTCAGAAACAAAACCTCCAGATTCTATAATCGTAGAAGGTTCTGTTGCGTCCAGCCAAAGCTCCAATGAAGCGAGTTTATTGGGAGAAAACGCTTGTGCTGCGATGGTTGCAATACTCACGCAAGGTCTCCTATCAAACCCCATTCATCCGTGCCTGTCTTTTTTAAAGTACCGGCTGAATAATGAGCATTAAGTGTAACCAGCGCATCCCTGGAATCTAGTTCTACGGCGCCAGCAGTAAGAAAGGTGAGGGTCCCCGTCCCTTCCCTCAAAAATTCCATCTCAGCACCAATAGGAAAAGGTTCCGAAGCGTTCTCCGGGATAGTGACAGTCATAGGCATCACATTATCCATGACATGAAACTTTAGATTGTCAGCGAGAACAAGAGTTTTATCAGTGCCCGTAAAAAGCTCTACAGCAAAAGACCCTGATCCACTTCCCCCTCCAGTTTCTCCACCTATTTGAATAGACATTCATGCCCCCCGTTAAATTTCCAGTAATCCCATTTAAGAAAGCTCATTATAAAATGCAATCCCGTCACCGGCTTTCGAACGTATCCACACCGCCGTTGCCTCTTTAATTATCGTCGCGGACTTAAATGGTAAAAGAACTTTCCCCCTTTCCTTAGCCCCGGGTTGAGCCGGCACTTGCTGCAGAAATGCTTCGATGTTCGTCACATTCTGTAAAGCATACGTCTCCCCCGTTGTTAAGCCTGTAATTTCAGTAAAACTACTCTCAACAAATTCTATCCTTACCGTATCTCCCATTTTTCATCTCCAATTTTAAGGGTGGACATTAAGCCGTTCCCTCCAGGGTTTTGCGCCACAAATCAAAGGCCTTTCGGACCACGCTGCCGTCGGGGCTGATCACGGTGACATCCAGAATCAAGCTGCCGTCCTGGCGCGATGAAATGGCATCAACACTTTGCGCCAGGCCGTCTTCAATCATCCAATTCAGGGCCGCCCGGGTATTATTTTCGGTCTGCGCCAGCGTCTCCTGGGTTAATCGTGCCTGCTCCAGCAACCACAATAGAGAGCCATACTGATAACCCGGCACGGGCGCCACCAGATCACCGATCCAGCCGCGCCGGCTTTCGGGCTGGGGGATCTGGGATTCATCGGCCCGCGCATCGGAGAAAATGGACACGATCAGGCTGGTTTCCAGACCGACATCGGCAACCAGATCGCCGTTTGCTATAGCCACATCGTATATGCCGGTGCTGTCGGGCCTCAATTCAACATCGGGCATTACTGTGGTCCTCCGGTCGGTCCGGGCGCCGATGAGCCGGCCAAAATAGGATGAGTGTGTGTTTTTCCAACATTAACGCCATCGTGTGTCAGGGTACCGCCTGTAAAATCTACATTCCCTGAAATTGTTGCGCCACCCCCGCCGATCGTCGTCAAGCTGCCTGAGATTTCCACGTTACCTGTAATTTTTGTAAGCGGCGTATCGAGCTCCACTTCGGTTGCCTGGGCTTTAATCTTGCCGACTGCTGTCGCGTTGATATCGCCGCCTGCTGTAGCGTTAATGCTGCCATCCGCTGTCACATCCACATCACCGAATGCTCTTACTGTAATGCCGCCGTCTTCACGAAACAGTATGTGCGTTTTTGTTACACTGTTCCCAACAACGACCTCACCTGTGGCCTTATCTTTAACCGGCCTTGCGGGATAATCGTTGGCAACGGCCCCCAGGTTGGATTCCACGCCATTGATTTTGAAGACTGTTGCATAAGCACCGTCCGGAACCCGGCCCCAGATGCCATAAGGCGAAACCAATAAAATCCTGGTCCTGAACACCCCGAAATATGTCACCTCGATGACCGGATAATCGCCCGTATCGTCTGAACTGACGACGCGGGCCGATTTTATCAATGACTTCAGCTTTTTTAATATATCCACTGGCATCAGAAAAAGTCCCCGCCCATAACCTCCAGGCGTGCCGAAACGGCATCCCGTTCCGCAGCGACCTGATAAGAATCCGGTGGCACACAAACCATGCGGGTTGTGGAACCATCGGTTAGGCTTAGCTCATACGTGACCGATTCAATCAACATGGTCGACGTTATATCGAGAAAATCATCATCGATGGGAGCCCGTTGATTGGGCGCCCATAACACGCCATTAACCGAATACCCCTGCACAACGAATTCCGCTTTCGTGCCGTTTGCCCGGCGAATGTTGGATTCCCATTTGGCCCGCGTTTCCACATCCAAAACGGTTATCAGATTTTCTTCTGCCTCAATCGTTGTGCGCCGGGTCGATCTGATTTCAGAATCCGTTGCCGTGCCCACAACATCGATGGCGGCATCTAAGTCAAAGCCGTCTGTTTCACGTGAAAACACGTCCTGGCTTTTGACCGTGTATGCGGCAAAGCGTTCCGTCGTATCGAGAGACAACTGGCCGGATAAAACAGTGTTGTCTTTCCCACCAATTTTGTTTCGCACGGCACCTGGTGCAACATCGGATCCCGACCGCGTTAAAACGATGTTGCCTTGACCGTCCGTTGTCGCCAGAATCGCCC